TTATTTGAGGTTCGCTAAAGGGTTTTTCGTGACCACATCTTCTAGGTGATCGGGGGCTAGGTGAGCGTATCGCATGGTTTGTTTTATGTCACTGTGACCAAGGATTCGTTGCAGGGCGATAATGTTACCACCGTTCATCATGTAGTAAGACGCAAAAGTATGGCGCAGAACGTGGGCAGCTTGCTGCTTTAATCTTGGAATGTTCTTGGTAATAAAGCGATAGATTGTAGTGTAACCGATGTTAAATAGTGGCCCTGAACCCTCTTTGTAAATCACATCATAAAGTTCTGGGCTGATCGGTACCGAGCGATTCTTTTTACCTTTCGTCTGCGTAAATGTGACTTTGTATTTAGTTAATTGAGAACCCGTTAAATTTGCTGTTTCTTTAAAGCGACCACCTGTCGCTAGACAAAGCTTAATGATTTTATGAATATCTTGATGGAACTCGTGGGCCTCTGCTTTTGCAATTAAGTCTTGCATTTCCTCAACGGTCAAAAACTCCATTTCCGTTTCATGTAGTTTGAATTGTCGAACAGACTGCAGAGGGTTTTCACCTTTCCATTCGCCCATTCGTTGCAGTTCAACAATCACCGCATTTAGCAAGTCTTGTTCGTTATTACAGGTGCGAAACGTTACCGCCACTTTTCGCCCGTTCAGGTCTGCGACTTCTCCGGCAATGCGTCGAGTTCGATAGTCGGTGAACATAGCTGGCGTGACTTTTTGATAAAGAGGATCGCCCATTGCTAACCCAATAACCTTTAGTTTGTTGTAGGTGTATTTGGAATGGGCTAATGACTGGCCGTGGCGTTCCTGCCATAAATCAATCATATCCAGTAGGCTGCGAGTTTGGCTTTTTTCACCTAACCACGGTTTATCGTCTGTCTCTTTTAAAACAAACTTTTCATAAGCCATCGCTTCGCCCTTAGTAGCGAAGCGTTTTCTTATGCGTTTGCCGTTGCGACCATTTGGCCGAACATCGCAAATCCATGGCTTTTTATTTCCATCTTCTAGTTTACGCACGCTCATTTTTGTTGAGGCCGAGTAAGCAAGCGTTGTTCGAATATCATTTCGTCTGGTTGGGTCTTGGTAAGGGAAGTTTGCCCTTGTGATGTGGCAACTTTAATGGTTATAGCCTCAAAACTAGATAAACCAATCTGAGGAAGAATTTTTCTAAGCTCTTTTGGAGTGGAGTTTCCTCTATCGAAATAGTCATAGAGACGAATTTGAGAGGAACATAAGTCATTTTTATTTTTCGCTAGAAGTTGTTTGAAATAGCCACCATGAGAAAAGGCTTTGCCGTCAGTAACTTCAAATTCAAGAGAGTATATGAGCTTTTCATTTTTGAATGGTTCATTGAAACAGATTTGAAATGAATCGTGTGACACCGCCTTAATTTCGTTAACTTCTGGATTAGAAAACCATGCTAAAGCCACGCTAGGCGCTAGCAGTGGAATCAGAGCTAATTTAAACGGTTTCATAATGTGGCTAGCCATATTTACACCTACTCTTTGACCATGCTCATGGTTACTCGACCAAGCACATTTATGTCTTCTTCTGATGCTTCAATGGTTGAGTTGCCGAAACTGATAGCAAGCTTTTTTCCGGGTAGTCGCTGAACATGATTTATTGAATGAGCACCGTCAATTTGAATCAGATAGCGTCCTGATGTGGCATGAGTTTCTTCTGAGTTGATAAAGCATCGCTGTCCGTCATGATCTACGATAATTGTCTTGCTAGCTTTCAGTCCGTAACCATCCAGTGTAAGAGAGTCCAAAGAAAGTGATCCCCTTTCTTCTAATTGACCATTTACTATTGAATTAACTTTGATGGAGTCAGCAGGGACTTGTTCGTCATCAAATGGCTGGCCCTCACCTAAAGCAAGGTATCTTACAGAAGCTCCAGATTTCAGATGTTCTCTGACAATAAGTTCAAACCCTGTTCGATCATGATGATGCCAAGTCGAGAATGTAGAACTTGGTATGCCGTAGTAGTCACTCATAAGCTCATATGTCTTACATCCAGTAACTTCTTTTAGCTTTTTTGTAAATTCTCGCCCTTTCAAATACTCAAATGGAGGGACTTTTGATTTTAGTCTGCTCATATAACAAGCCTGCTTTCACTTAAATGACAAACTGACTCCAAAAAAACACTTTAAATGAGATCTAAAAGTAATTTCTTATTTTAAATCTTGTAAATGAAAGAATTTGATCGTAAGTTTGTCTCATACGAAATGATGGTTAACCAATATCACTCAATTACCATCAAATACACTCAAACAAGTAGGATACCACTTATGGCAACTCTACAAATAGCAATTGATGCGCCTATCTGCACAAAAAAAGAATTTTTACGTCGCACTGGCATGTCCTCATCTACGTTCGACCGTCAAAAAGACCTTGGCAACATTCCTGTAGTTCCAAAGCAAGACACCAAGGGCCTGATTATGGTCAACATGGTGAAGTACATGGAAAAGCTAGCGGCGCAACAAGTATGAAGTTCGCTATCCCACCTAAAACCAAACTCACCCTGCAAGATGCAATGAGTGAGTCTTGGGAAGATAAATACCCGAACAAATGTCCGCTATGGCTCAATATCGTTGGCTGGTCATTCGTTTTCGCACCGTTCTTCTTCATTTGAGTATTAGTTATGGACGCAAATAACTCAATGTGCGTATTACGTGAACGCAAACAACAAGCTTTTGATGCAGCTTGCTGTGATTTTGTTGTCAATCACGATGTTGAAGCGATTGCCCGAAAGCTAGAACTTAGCGGCACTATGCTTCGCAACATGCTGAACCCAAACCAACCGCACGTGCTTAAACCTGTTGTGCTTGCTTCTATCAGCCGTGTTTCTGGTGACTACTCAATCGTAAATACGTTATTTGCAGATGATGGGGTGGTCACTATCCCACTACCAAAAGCAGAGGATGATCTGAACCTGCTTGAACGAGTTCTACAACTCAACACCCATTCTGGTGAGCTTTCTAGCGATGCGTTAGCCATGTGCACCGCAGAGCGTTTACCGCGATCTACCAAACGCAAAACACTAGCCAAGAAAAGGAGAGAAAACACCATGAGTCAGTTAGCTAATAAACAAGACCTACAACCGCCTGTTCATCAAGTAGGTACGCCAAGCGCACTAGAAAGTATTGCTGCGTGTAAGTCGCTTTTCGATAAAGGCGTAAAGCGTCAAAAGCTTCGCAAGATGTATGACGAAATGAGTGATCGCAGCCGTGGGCTAATCCTGATCGCAGGTGGTATGCCAGCGAAAGACTATAACCGTTCATTCGATTCATTTGATGATTTAGAGCTGCAGAAAGTCCGTTCTGGTATGCAGCTTTTAAAAGAAATGGTGTTGAAGTTTGACCGCAAAGTGGGCGATGTCCGCCGCTTGAAACACGCCGATATTTGTAATGTGAATTAGATAACGAGCCAGCCCCTTTGCCCCTGCAGTATTCCTCACGGAATAGGGGCTTTTTTCGTCTTAGCGTAGGAGCATAGAAGATGAGTGAACTAGAACAAGCCAATAAAATCTTGGCTCAAGCCGAAACCGTTTTAGAACAATCAACGCAGAATTTAGAAAAGTCACAGACATTCAATGAACTGATGGTGGAACAAAACCGCCTTCGTCCACTTGCGCTGTCTAATCTGTTGCCAAAGCAATATGTACTAACTCTTAACCCTTGCGAAGAGAAGCAGTTTACTGAATTAGCGAAAGCTATGAAGTCAGGTTCTTTTGAAGTGATTGCAGAAGAACTAGCAGAGAACTTTAAGCAAAGAGAAGCCTTTGACATTGTTCATGCTATCAATGTGTTAGCAATGGCTAACACGGATGTTATCCAAGTTATTGCTTGTTTCTCAGGGAACATTAACGAGTTCTTCGTTAACGCATTCGATGCCCCTGATGATCTCGGCGAGTATGTGGAGATTTTCAGAAAATCAGTGACGCTAAGTGATGAAGATGCACTTGAAAAGTTACTTGCTATTGAAAGCCAACTAACCGAGCTGATCATTGAAGCCCGTGAAGAAGCCGAAGCAAAAGCAGAGGTGGAAGCATGAGCAACATCTACGCACAACTATTCAACCAATCATTTGAGCAGATTGCCGCACGCTTTGAAAAAAGCAGCATAGCGCAGCAAGAAGAAATCGTGATTCAGCTTGATGCTATCGCTAAAGAGTTAACTCCTGTTCAAACACACCGTCCACTAGAAGACGTTTTAGCCGACATCAAAGAAGCGATGCAGGGTGATCGTGCAAGCGTGTTCTTCGCTCACACCTATGTGAGCTGGTACCGATCTTATCAAAACGAGAACGCCAAGCCACAGCTACACCATTGGTCACAGTTAGATATGAAAAACCGCAGCCTGTTTATTGAAATGCTTGCCTTGCGTGATCTTGGTCGTTGGGACGATGAAGCACTTTTTCAATTCGAACAGTACTGCTTGTCAGTCATTGGTAAATAAGGGAATAGGCATGGCATCACTAACGCAGCTACTTAATGAAATAGGTGACGAGAACGTAACCGTTCAAGCACTGCACCAGTGCATGGATTCAGCTCAGTTCAACAAAGGGCTAACCACTATCAAGTTTAAAACCGATGGGCTAGGAGCTACAGACCTAGCGGACAACAAGAAAACAGCTTTGATTGTTTGGGTTGATTCTGACCAGTACAACAACGCACTAGCAAAATGTAAGGGATAAATCATGAGTTCAACTAGCGGAAAAGTGCAACCTCGTGAGCTGTACCCAACGCCGCCAGAAGTTGTCGACGCATTGCTATCAAAGTTAACCGTTCGCCCAACCGACAAGTTCTTAGAACCTTGTTACGGTACTGGCGCAATATTCGACAAGATAGCTTTGCCACAAAGCCAAAAGTCATTTGCTGAAATCGAAAAAGGTATTGATTACCTAACAACTGACTTCGGTACTCAAGACGTGATCATCACCAATCCACCGTTTTCACTAACGGAAGAATTCATTCGCAAAAGCCTAAGTGAGTTAGCCCCAGACGGGACAATGGCGTACCTGCAGCGTGTTAACTATTTAGGCTATAAGAAGCGTTTGCCTTTCTGGTTTGAAATCGGCTTTCCGCCAAAGTGTCCAATCATCGTTCCTCGTCCTCGCTTTGTGGGCGGCGGTTCAGATTCGTGTGAATACGCTTGGTTTATCTGGGATAACGGCAACCGCTTCGATATTCCTCAAGGGCTGAGCCATATCGTTTCAGTTGGTCATGAGGTGGCGGCATGAGTGAACAACAAGTGATTTGCCAAGACTGCTTGAAGCTTAAGCCTTTCACTGTTGCTCGCCATAACTCAGAAGAGCAATGCGAATGTGGCGGTGATTTCTGCGGTTGTAGTGGTTGCCAGCACACTATCAAAGGTCTGTTGGCAGGTAAAACAAGTGCAAAAGAGCTAGGCACAGTAAAAGACATTCACGGATGGACACCAGAGGGAGTTGAATGATGAAAAGAGTTTTGCATCTTCCTCTCAAGAAAATCTATTTTGACCAAATTAAAGCTGGTACCAAAACGGAGGAATACCGCTTACAGAATGATTACTGGGCTAAACGTCTAGAAGATAGGGAGTATGATGAAATTCATATCAAACTTGGCTATCCCAAAGCGGATGATAGTGAGCGCATTATAGTTTTACCTTGGCTTGGAGTGACCAAGAAAACTATCGAGCATGAACACTTTGGTGGATTGGCTCATGTTTATGCAATCAAAGTTGATGTGCTTGCATGAACACCCTAATCGAACCAACTGAAATCGACCTATACGATTTTCCATGGCAAGCCCCTTTAACTGAGGTTGAAGCGGGCTGCTTTGGTTCGCGTCGATACAACTCAATTATTGAACCTGATGATCTTAGTGTTCTGGAACGTAAGCTATTTGATGCTAACCCAGACGATTTCGAGTGGGCGAAAGATAAGATTAAAGACCTGCCGGACTACCTAACCAAGTACTTTGTTACTCGTTACGTTTCAGTGTTCGAAAAGAAAGGTCGTAAAGATGCCAACATATTTTTGCGTGAGCGTATGGGGCCAGCCGCAGAACGTGCGCTGATGGTTTTACGCAAATACAAAAAGTTACCGACAACCCAAAAGGTTTCTTTGCTTAGTGAAGAGTTTAGCGACACTGAGCAAAGCGACTTTGCACAAAAAGAACAAATGCGCTTTGACTTCGAAAAGGCGGAGCGTAATCGCAAGCCAGTTAAAAGCCGACTACTGGCAGAACTTGAGCCGTCAGAAGTTAAAGACATGGCTTTCAAGATTAGCCAAATCACTAAGGCTAAATTCCCTCTTATCGCTGCTCGTGTGGCTAACCGTGATCTGGATGAAGACGAAATTCCAGAGGTGATCGGCTATGAAGAATTAGCCGAATTTGTCTGCCACTTTGGCATGACTCCGCCTCGCAAGAAAAAGAAACAAACCGACCTAACCGCACTGAATGACATTTCACGCATGTTAGATGAAAAGTGGTGGTATGGACGTCTTAACAAAATACGCAAAATTATGCGTGAACACCTAGCCATTGCTATGGGGCAAGTCTCTTCAAAAGCATCACCTTATGCGTCATGGGATTGTGTTCGTGAACACCAAGCGCAGCAAACTGCCAACTATGAATACATTAAGCAATGTCAGTTATTAGATGAAGAAACAGGTGAAGAAGCAGATCTATGGGATATGGTCAAAAAGAGTGTGGCTAACCCTGCCATTCGTCGTCATGAATTGATGGTGCGTTGCCGTGGTTGTGAAGACATTGGCAATGAGCTGGGTTTACAAGGTCTGTTCTTAACGTTGACCACTCCATCTAAGTATCACAACTCATACAAGAAAGGCGGCTTTATTGGTCACTGGAACGGTGCAAGCCCACGTGATGCGCAATCTTACCTAAACAACGTATGGCAGCGAATCCGCGCTAAATTAGGTCGTGAAGAAATCCGTTGGTTTGGTGTTCGTGTCGCTGAGCCACACCATGACGGCACACCACACTGGCATTTGCTTATCTGGGTAAAACCAGAAGACGTGATGCAAGTGCGTGACATCTTTATTTCTTACGCCACGCAAGAAGACCGTGGCGAACTGCACCCAGAACTTGAGAAAGAGAAGAAAAAGCCATTTCGCAAATGTGCTTACGTTGGGCCGCTAGATTACCGCCCACGTTGTGACTTTGGTTTTATTGACCCAGAGAAAGGCACTGCAACGGGCTACATCGCCAAATACATTTCAAAGAACATTGACGGCTTTGCAATGGACGGGGAGATCTCGGACGAAACAGGCAAGCCAGTCAAAGATATGGCGAAGAATGTTAGTGCTTGGAAAAGCCGTTGGAACATTCGCCAGTTCCAGTTCTTCGGTGGTGCACCAGTCACGACTTACCGTGAACTACGCCGCTTCGCTAACCAGAACAAAAAAGCGTTTATGGAATACCTCTTCATGCAAGAGCGTGTCGACCTACTCACTATTTACTCAATGCTGCAGCGTGATCTTGTTGGGCCTATTAAACCTAGCAAGCTGATCACTAATGAAGAGTTAATGAAAGTGATTGGTGATAGCTACCAGTCACGCATGAAGACCGAAGACGCAAGCATCACAGACACTTTAAAAGCTGCTGACCATGGTAACTGGCAAGGTTACATCATGGGACAAGGTGGCCCATTCGTTAAGCGTGAAGACTTACTGATCGTGAACTCTTATGAAGTACTGCCGTTCGCTTCACCACATGGAGAAGACGTCCGCAAAATTGAGGGTTTCACTACACCAGAAGAAACCATCAAAACACGCACCAAAGTTTGGACGATTCAGAAGAAGTCAAAGGTTAACGATGAAGCTAAAGCGTGCGCTCTTGGGAGCGAAGCGACCGCTTTTGGAGCCTCTGGCTCCTCTCGGAGTTCTGTCAATAACTGTACGGAGCCTGAGAAAGTACAGGTCTGCGATCAGCTAACCCGATTATTAGACCCACGTTCTTCACAGAGTAAAGAGGATAAACGGGCGAATAAATCACCAAATATTGATGAAGCGGCACTGGCCGCACTGCTAAAAGGCAGTTCAATTCGCATCGACGATGCAACAAGTATTCAAATCCGCCCTGCGGAGGTAGACGAACACGGCAATAAACGCCCTGCCCAGTTGGTAGAAGTGAGCCGTCAACGTTCGGACGACACCAATTGGATGGATTTCGAGGGTTGGGACAACCTATTCGCCCAACCAGAAAAGCAAGAGTATCAACAACCCGACTTGTCGATTTTCCCTGATGGGGACGACTGGCCGTTAATGTAGGAGAAAGGAACTATGAAATTGAACAAACAAGAACAACAAGCACTAGTTGTTTTAGAAAAGATTGTTGAGGCAATTAAGAACCCGGGCAGTTTCCCTTTAGATATTAGTGAGGGTGAAGATTCAGCATTGCTTAGAACTTTCGGATGGAGTCCTAAAATAACAACAATTAGTAAAGGGGAGCTTGAGAGTACTGTACGTGGTAAAGAAACGCCATTACTTACCGTTTCAGGCTATGGGCCAAGCGGTAGCTACAGTCGACAGTGTTTTTTCCCTTTTCAGGTGAAATCGAGAAAACCAAAGAAGATAGATCCTGAGCTGAAAGCGAGAAGAGAGAAATACGCAGCGTTAGAGCACCAATTGAGTATTACGGTGGTTCGAGGTGGCAAGAAAGAAGATATCGAAAAGCTGATAGATATGATTGGAATGACAACCACCGAAAAAAGAGAACGAGCTAGCTACTAACAGCCTTTATCAACTCAAGTATTGGTTGGCGGATATGAAGAGGGACATGCTTTATAGCTGCCGCCAAGTCCATATCACTGATTGACCGTTTACCAAGTTCTGCCCAAGCAAAGTCTAACCAAGTAATACCGTAGTACTCAAAGAGTCCTTGTAGTTCACTCAGCCTTGGGTCACGTCTTCCCTGTTCGATACGCTGGTAAGACGTAAGCGAGATGTCAATTTGATTCGCAATTTGCTCTTGGCTTTTGCGATTTTTCACCCTTAATTGGATTAAATACTCAACTATTGGCTCTAATTGTTTGTTTTTACTCGGCAAAGATTCAAATCCCTAAGTCAGTTCTGACTAGTAGTTGCGATTTATATGCCAACGGTGACGAGCCTTTATGGAATGGTGATCCACATATGTTTTGTGGTTATGCACCTTATGTATTATGCGCTGGCTAGGTAAAAAGCTAAGTCGCATAACACAAATTATAGGCGACAAAAATCCATAATAAATTTGTTAGATAAAAACTACTGTATTAATATACAGTAAATCGTCAGTTAGGAGGCTAAATGTCTGAACTACATAACAATGCGGAGGCGTTTGTTTTATGCGCTTTGGCTGAGGATACAAGCGGGAACCACGAAGAAAACCAAGACATTGGCATGTTCTTAATTTCGTTGATTCTTGCCCACAAAAAAGGACAGCTAAAAGCTGTCCATGTTAATGGGTCTGAATGCGAGAATGAATTGGTTAAAACAAAGCTAACTGCTGCTTTAAGTGGTCACGGTGATCAGGCTTTAGCACCTTGATTAAGCAGTTAGCCAGTTCACTGGTATCTTTCGATGATGGGCTTAGTGTGTGACTAAAATACAAAGACATAACAAACTGATGTTCACACGCTGGGTTCTTACACTCACAATACAAATCTGCACAGTCGTTCGATAGGCGGTTGGTTTTATTAATCACCGCCCGTTCGCCACAACCGCAAGTAATGCGACTACCAAATAAAGACGGCTTACTAGTCGCACCAATTCCGAAATGAAGCTTTGACTGTTTGAGTGAGTGGCGATAGCCGATAGAACTCACAAAGGTATGCCCACATTCTGGGTTAGAACAGGAACAAGATAAATCTGCGCAATTGGCATCTTTAGCGATGCTTCTACTTACAATCGCGCGTTCACCACATTTGCAATAAACTCGCATACATTGACCTAACTTAACTGACTGACAGCATAATATTACGTCAATGGCTGTGTTTTTGTACAGGTTTATGAGTTTTCCCCGGTAGTAACATCAAACTTTAGATGTAGGCTTTTTATGTTTCTGATTTCCGGGTCATTGTTCACTTCATCCATAATCAGTTCGCAAACAGGTATGATCTCGTCTTTGGCGTATTCACTACCAATCTTGATCGGGTCGCCTAAGCTAGTTGTCCCTTGTGGAATAATGCCAGCCTTACCCACTGGGAAACGATGCCCCACTAAGATGTCTTGCGCTGTAATATTCTTGATGCGTTCGAATTCATCTTTTGTTGCAATGTCACCTACAGGGATTAGCTGAATACCTTTCTCTGCACCACCGGGAATATTGACGAACATACTGCGGAAGTTACCAACGCCTTTAGAGCTGGCAATCTTATCTTTCAACATCTTTTCGTCATCATCACTCAAGTTTGGGTCAGTCGCATAGAAGATAAAACCCATGTGAGCACCGTTCTTGTAGTATCGGCGACGAAATAGTGTGGCGTCTTTGTTTAGTAAGCTGCTTTGTAAGCTGCCCAAATAGTCAGGTAAGCCATAAATCTGTTGCTGTAAGTCTTCTTGCGGTAAGAAAATAATGTCATTCGCCTTATAGACACGTTGCTTGTTGTCACGCTCAAGTAGCACAAAGTCACCGTTTTTACGTCGGCGTAAGTACATCGTTGGTAAAGGGAACAAACGAACAACACGCTTGAAGTGATCGCGGATTTTTAAAAAAGCAGCGTCACCAAAAGTGAAGTAGTTATTGCAAAAAGATTGAATCTGCCGACGTCTAGCACCTCCGCCAGTGGTGAAACGAGCAGCAACATAGTTTGCTCGAGCCTTTAAAAGTGAACCATGATAGGCGTTTGCGCGTGAAGTCTCTGCCAAACCTTGTCGTGAGATTGGCGGTTCCCAATAGTCGTCGGAGTCGTTGTAGAACAATTCAGAGTAAGACGTCATCCAACTGGTTGAGTCGATTGCTTCTGGCGAAGAGTCAATGTGGTAAACAGACTCTGCATGTTGTTCTTCTTGATTAACTAGTGTTTCTGTTGTGTCGGTCATGCTGCAGTGGCCCAAGTTGATTTCGTTGGAGTATCGTGATCTAACGGTTCGTTAATAATGGCGTGTGAAATAGCCCAAAAAGCATCGGCGTGGCCTGTTGTTTCACTTCGCTCAGCTTTAAAGGTCATAGCGTTACCGCTATTGGTCGGTACTCGCTTAATAGCCATAAATGCCATTGCAATGTCTTTGTGTTCGGCATCAAACTGCAGTCGCTTGGCTTCTACAATGTCGATCATCTTCATCACAAGGCGATTTTTGTTTTCGTTGCTGTAATGTATGGCGTGGGCTTCACGTGGGTGTTTTTTCTTGATTAAGTCCCAAACACCGCCGCCAATCCCAGTAGTGTCAACGCCTATGTAAGTGACTTTGTAGCGTTTAAATACCTTTTCAATTTCACTTACGTGGTACTGGAAGTTAAGGCCTTTCCAGTAGTGTTTCTCTAAAACACGGAATTTCTCACCTGCAACTGCAGGCGGGGCTATGACTACTAAGCAAGCATTGTCACGTGTTCGGCTTGGGTCATAACCCAGCCATACTTCACGCCCAGCAAACGGTGATTTTGTTTTCGGTTTAAAGTCCTGCCAGTGGGCAGAGTCAACCATGCCTTTTTCGAGGTCAGAGAATTTGAATACAGACAAAGAGCCGTCGACGAAGACACACATAAACAGGTTATCGAAATCGTCTTTACTGTATTCGTCCTGTAGTTCTTCAATATCAAATAGGTCACAACCGCCTGCTGCTGCGTCTTCAATAGTAACGACATAACGCCACTGCTTATCAGGACAAAGCACACCACCATCGCGGTATTCATCGAACGTTGGAAACTCAATCTTAGAGCGTGAATCTCTCCCTTTTCGCCATTGGTCGCCCGTCCAAAATGGGTATGCCTGGTGCATTTTCGATGATGGGGTCGAAAAGTAGGTTTTACGCCATTTCTTATGGGTAGCCATTGCCGAAGCGAGTTTGTTTAGTTCGTCAAACTTCGGTATCCAGAAGTATTCATCAACATACACATGGCCGTGGTAACTTTGCGCGGTTTTGCTGTTGGTTGATAAAAAGCGAAGTTCAGCACCATTAGAGAGAATGATCGGGTTCCCGGTCAGCTCTATGTCTAAGAACTCTTTTGCAATAGCAATGATGTAGCTGCGAAAAACTTCCGCTTGAGCGCGTGACGCTGACAAAAAGATTTGGTTGTCACCAGTCAGAATCGCATCTTCTAAAGCTTCACCACTGAAATAGTAGGTTGCACCAATCTGGCGGGATTTAAGAATGTTTCGAATACGCTGTTTGATGTTGTTGCGCATTACGTGTTGATAGGCGAAAAGCGAATCGTGCCACGTTGCAAAGTCTTCTTCACTCAGTTCGCTAATGTCATTCTTTTTGCCTTTACGTTTCTTATTCGACTTTGAGTTGCTGCCAGATTGCTGATCACCACGGTTACTTTTGTTCTCGTGTTTTTTGTTGCCAGCATTTAAAGGCTGTTCACCTTGCTGCTTTTCTTGTGCCCTTTGTTTCTTCAAAGCTGCGTGATGCTTGATAAGCCTATCGAGCATGTCTAGCTGGTTCTTGCTTGGGTCTTCCAACTCGAGCAACGTTTGAATGCGGTTTGCTATTGCTTCATCAATAGTTTGTTCACGCAACATATCGCGCCAACCGAATTTATCTGCCCAGTAATAAATGATGCGCTCATTATTCAGGTTCAGTTCGGTAGCGATTTCACGTGGCGTCCAAGCTTTCAAATAGAGTGCTCGGGCGGCTTGTCGTACTTCGGGAGAATATGCCATAAGCGCATCATACGCCCCGAAATCTCGCAAATGACTAACTTAAATTCGGATGAATTCGGATATGGGCTAAATCCGAATTTCTAGGAATTGAAGTGGCTGAAACCACCCATTCAAAGGCGTATTGTTTGCCGTGACCGAGATTTATTTGACGTGATTTAACTAGGCAAACGACAAACATGAGCAAAACCAGTGATTGGAAAATTGTTGCAACTGAGGGGGCTACTGTAGATGGTCGCCAAATAACTGCAGCATGGATTAAAGACATGGCATCGCTGTATTCAACTTCTGAGTACACCGCGATGATCTGGCCTGAACACGCACGTTCTCACTGGAATGTGTTTGAGGGTAAAAACTGGGGTGTGGTTGAAGAACTAAAAGCCGAAAAGAAAGACGGCAAGTTGAGACTATTCGCCAAGATTACGCCAAACCAATATTTGCTTGATGCTAACCAAGATGGACAAAAGCTATTTACATCTATTGAGCCTAATCCTGATTACAAGGGCGAGGGGCGATGTTACCTTATGGGCCTAGCTGTGACTGACTCCCCAGCATCTACAGGAACAGACCGCCTTGAGTTCTCACGCAAGCAAGGTGAAGTGACCAAGATTGAATGTAGTGATCTTGAAGAGTTAGACGTGTCCGAATGCTTCACAACAAATCCTATCTCTAAGTTTTTCTCAGATTTGGCAAAACATTTCCAATCTGGCGGGGCACTGCCAGAAATTACACCTGTAGAGCCTGAACCAGAGGACATTGACGTGACTCCAGAGCAACTAGAAGCACTATTTGATAAAAAATTTAGTGCCTTAAAAACCGAGCTGAAAGATGAACTCAAACAAGAGTTTTCGCAGCAAAACCCAGAACCAGAGCCGGAAGTAAATACAGGGGCAACTGTTGAACAGTTCTCTGCAGCTTTGGATGACAAGCTAAACCCACTGGTAGAAACAGTGAACGGTTTGGTATCGAAATTTAACAAACTTTCACAAGAAGTGCCGGGACAAGAGCCGGGTAGTGAGGGTGCGAGTGACAAAATGGAAGGAGTATTTTAATGCTGAATGCTGTTTCAACGAAATACTTAGCGGAGTTTAGTTTATCCGTAGCTCAAGCCGCTGGTTTAGACGTCCCTTATGGAACGTTTAACATCACACCGCCGATGGAAACTGCTCTACGTCAGGCAATCCTAGAGTCTCATGAATTCTTAAACATGATCTCTCTGCTACCTGTGCAGCAGATTAAAGGTCAAGTGGTAGATGTTGGTAATGATGGTCTTTCTACAGGTCGTACTTCATCAGGTCGTTTCAGTCGTGAAATGGGTCAAAGTGGTAATACCTACGAACTGACCAAAACGGATTCTGGTGCTCATATTCTTTGGGAAACAATGACCCAATGGGCGAACTCAGGGAAGAAAGGCGAATGGTTGAAACTAATGCTAAACGCGATTTCTCGTGTGTTTGCATTGGATATTCTCCGTGTAGGTTTCAACGGTACATCAATCGCAACGCCTACTGACCCAGATGCTAATCCACTAGGCCAAGACGTAAACAAGGGCTGGCTTACAGTTGTAAAAGAGAAGAAAGCTAGTCAAGTTTTGGCATCTGCGAAGCTAGACCCTACTGGTGCGGCAGCGGATTCGTACAAAAACCTTGATTCGTTGGTACAAGACCTAATCAACACAACTATTGCTCCAGAACATCGCCAAGACCCTGATCTTGTCGTGTTAGTTGGTTCTGATTTGGTCGCGGCTGAACAACATCGTTTGCTAGAAGCGGCAAATTCACCGACAGAACATAAAGCGGCACAAGCTCTTGCAAAAACCATTGCAGGCAAAAAAGCTTATACGCCTCCGTTCTTCCCTGCTGACCAAGTGTGGGTGACAAATACTAAGAACCTACAAGTTCTTACCCAAGCAAACACACAACAGCGTCGCCAGAAAAACAATGACGATGAGCTACGTTTCGAATCTAACCATATTCGTATGGAAGGCTACGCAGTGGGCAACCTTAAAAAGTTTGCTGCAATCGAAACTGTCACTGTTGTTGACCCTGCGCCAGCAGCATAAGGGGTGAAACATGGTTAGCCCATTAGCAAGACAGCGTAAACAAATGCTTGAAAAGCAAGCTAACCAGTCTGCATCGGAATTGATTTCCGGTGCAGATACCGAAAGCCTGCACATCAAGCTGATCGACTTTGAAGAAGATCGTAAGTATCTAAAACAGCTCAATGCTATCGAAGACAAAGTGAAGCATAAGCGAGAAGTTTTAGTGCCTAAGTACAAACCGTACGTGGAAGCTTACTTAGCAAAAGGCGAAGTATTCGAAAACCCAATTTTTACCAACATGGTGATCTGGCTGTTTGATGTCAACGACATGGAAACCGCTATTGATTGGTGTTTGAAAGCTATCGAGCTGGATTTGCCTACACCGGACAACTTCCGCCGTGATTGGCCGACTGTCTGTGCTGATGCAGTGCTTGAGTGGGCAGAAAAAGAATCTGGCCGTGGTCATTCAATTGAGCCTTATTTCAGCAAGGTGTTTGAAAAGGTCGAAAAAGAGTGGCGATTGCATGAAGAAGTTCATGCCAAGTGGTACCGATTCGCAGGGTTGTACCTTATTCGAAATGAAGAGGGCCAACCACAACCAACGGCTATCGGGTGCTTAGAAACACTAGAAAAAGCTTTGGTGCTATTGCAACACGCTAACGACAAGTACGACAAAGTGGGTGTGAAAACCAAGATTGGTCAAATCGAGCAACGCATTCGTGCCATTAAAGATGGCAAGAATTTGTAAAGACTCCTACGCCGCCGAGCCTCGGCTGGTGAGGTAAGAGTGCCAATAGGTTAACTCAATACCGTCGACCCAGTGGCTAGAGGCTCACTTATTCCTTAATACAAAGAGCAAGGGCAATTCGATGTTTAATGGTTCATCTGGAACAGATTATCAAGATACAAACATCACCAATGACGGCTTTTGGCCAGACATCAATGCAGGTGATTTTGAAAAACGTCGTGGTGTTCCTGCACATATGGACAAAGAAGCCATTGCCTACGCCGTAGCTGCTGCGATTGCACAGCTAAACATTGAATTACAAACGACCAAAGAGAAATACCAAGAAAGCGGATTCGCTAAAGCTTCTGATGTGACAGGGCAACCGAGTATCGGTGAAAAGAATCTTTTGGTCATTTTGTATGAAAAGGCTGTGTATGCGAGAGCTAAGGCCGATTTATTGCCAGAGTTCGCAACCCAACAAACTAAAGATGCCGGTGATCGAGTAGCTGAAAAAGAAACTGACACAAAGGATAGCTTGCTTGCAGAAAGTCAGCAGCACGTTAGAGCAATTAAAGGCAAAGGCCGAGTGGGTGTGGAGCTTATATGAGTATTGAGTCTAAAGGTCAAAGCGAGATGGGCTATTTGCTCCAAACGCTAACTGCTCACCTACTGACAGTAATCCCTAAAAAGTGCCACAAGTTACTTGAATCGTGGATGGATGGTGCAGAACTGCAACTTACACCAAAGCATCAAGGCTTGGGGTTTGATTTAGGAATGATGGAATACGAAGCCGTCATTTCAATAGAGCGGTTTCCCTTTAGAGAGTTTGAGCCAGCTATCGTCATGGCTTCGGTTATGGCTTGGTTACAAAGCAATGACCCATACCGTGAAACTTATGAACTGCAAGATCCTAGATTCAAAGTTGAGCCTGAAAGTGACAATACCGCCAATGTAGAAATTGATATTCAGTTTATTGAACCTGTCACGATGATCGAAGACGAAAGCGGGGCTATTCATTGGCATGGGAAGCAATACAGCTTAGCCGAATATGAAGTTTGGATAGCTGAGCGATTCACCTTGGATTTAAAACAATGATTGAAGTCCAGTGGGATCAAAAGGGTGTGCTTAGAACAGGCGAGATCTTGAAAACCCTTGCCATGCCAGCAAAAAAACGAGAGCGCCTTTTGCGAAGAGTCGCTAAAGAAGTTCAAAAAATATCAAAGCGGAATATTACCAAACAGCAAAGCCCTGATGGTAAGGCGTGGAAAGCTCGAAAGAACAAGCGTAAGGGTAAGAGCAAAAAAATGCTCACAGGCTTTAAGAAGCTGATTTATGTCGAGGCCAACAAAGACGCCGCGACAATCTCAGTGGGAAAAGGTAGTTACGGCATCCACGGTGCATATGTCGCCAATTTCCATCAGCAAGGACACAAGCGCAGAGCGCACAAAAACAACACTCCATCGGGGCGAAAAAATCAGCTTAGTGACACTGCTATGTGTACTCGTGGTCAAGCAAAAGCCTTACGGGATATTGGTTATGAAGTCTATGCAAGGCGAATTAACCCTAAAGCTAAAAGAGGCTCAAAGCGAGTCCCAACGATTAAGTGGATGACTCAAAACCTAACTCAGTACGAAGTTAGAGGCGCATTTAAGCAACTGAGGAAACTTGGTCTAGTTCGGATTAAGAGTACTTGGGAAATTGTTGTACCGCCTCGCAAGTTCCTAGGGGCTTCAAGAACAAACTTGAGAAAGGCATGGACAAGAGCTTTCCAAGGCATTGATTACGGTTGGAACGTTCAACCTAAACACCTAAAAAGAGGATAAATACTCATGGCATGGCCTACCGTCATTATTAAAATTCTGAACATGATGCGCGGCCCGATTCCGGGCGTTGAATTTCACTTTCTGTTTGTTGTGTACGGCACAGTCGCAGGAACAGAGCGCAACCTAATCATGGTGGACAACACCACGGATTTTGCAGATAGCACGTTCGATAACATCGACCCTGTGCACATGCTTACGCTAAAAGCTGCCCAGTTAAACGGGAAACAAAACTGGACTGCAGGTGTGATCGTCTTAGACCCCGCAGACAGTTGGCAAGCCGCAGTGTTTAAAGCCAATGAAACATCAAGCTTTGAAGCCGTAGTGCTTGATAAGCCAGATACAGGCACATCGACTCTTGAAGAAGCTGTTGCTTTCCGTACTGAACTGAAAAGTAAGTTAGGCCGTGAAGTATTCATGATCTGCACCTTGCCGGGTATCAATGATGATTCGGTGACGGGTGAAACATGGGCGGAGTGGTTGGCAGCAACAGTCGCGGTACCAACAAGCAGAGCAAGTGAGTACATCACCGTTGTTCCTCAAGTCCATAAAGAAAACTCAACAGTAGGTATTTACGCTGGCCGTTTAGCAAACCAAGAAGTGTCTATTGCTGATTCCCCTGCACGAGTCAAAACAGGCAGCGTACTGGGTAGCATGACTCTGGCAACGGATAAAGACGGCAAGCCGTTGGAGTTGGCAACCCTTAAAGCACTGGAAGCCGGTCGAATTGCGGTTCCGATGTGGTACCCAGATTATCCGGGGCAGTACTGGACAACGGGCCGTACTTTAGATGTTTCGGGTGGTGACTTTCAAGATATTCGCCATATCCGTGTTGCGATGAAAGCAGCTCGTAAAGTTCGTGTACGTGCGATTGCTCGAATCGCTGATCGTGAGTTCAATTCAACGCCGGGCAGTGAAGCAAGCGCAAAACTCTACTTTACCCAAGACCTGCGCGAAATGGCGGTAGTAACGAAAATCGGCGATTACGAGTTCCCCGGTGAAATCAAACCGCCACAAGATGAAGATATCACCATCACTTGGATTAACAGTGAAGAAGTGGAAATTCTGCTAGCTGTTACGCCTTATGAGTGCCCAGTGAAAATCACAATCGGCATCATGCTTAACCAACGTCTAGGAGAGTAATAAATGACTTCTCGTTATACAGGTCGAAGTTTCGACATCAATGTTCTTGGCGTCATGCTTCATGTGGAGTCGGCAACCGCAACCATTAATGATGAATCAGCCGTTGATAAAGAGCGCGGAATTCCAACGGGCTTTACGCATGGTGCGGTTGGCTGTGATGTGGAATATGAGTTTGATTTAAACAATTTCCGCAAGCTGCAGCAAAAAGCACGTGAAGCAGGTAGCTGGCGTGGCATCAAGCCTCATGATTGCATGTTCTATGCAAATACAGGCGATGCGGAAGACAAAGTGGAACTGTTTGGTGTGAAGCTTCAAATCTCTGATCTACTAAGTGTCGACCCTAACAGCAGTGATAAGACCAAGCGCAAACTGAAAGGTTTTGTAACGAGTCCGCACTTTGTCCGCATCAATGGTATTCCATACCTAAGTTCAGACGATACACGCGGTCTGCTTTAAGCCTAACCAGAGAGATAACGAATGCCGGATTTTATCGACCATGCCAGTAGTAATGAAGCCAAATTCACCGAAATGGCTATTGCAAGCCAACTTAAACGGTCAGTGCAGACAGGCCAACAAGAAAGCGCGAAAGAGTGCTACGAGTGTGGCGATGAAATCCCAGAAGCGCGTCGAGTTGCTATAGCGGGGTGTCGTTACTGTGCATCTTGCCAAGCAGAGCGGGAGTAACGGAATGAAAGACTGGTACGACAAAATAACCAGCGGAATTGCTTACCTAATGTCATTGGCAGGTATGACTATCAGCAAACTGACATTTGAACAGTGGTACTTCATCTTATCGCTTGCCATTGGTCTGGCAGCTCTAGGGTTGAATTACTGGCATAAACGAGCGATGCAGCGTATTGCAAGCGAAAAAGGAGTGGCACTAAGTGAAACTGACTAAACGAATTATTTGTTCTGTCGCTGCTGTGATCGGTTTGGTTACAGGTGGTGTGACACTGAATAGTTCAGAACGCCCAACAGGCACCGTGACGATTTCAGGTGTGCAAGTAGGCGAGCTAAGAACTAGCCCAATTGGTTTGGAAATTATCGGTGATGCAGAGGGGTGCCGACAAGACCCGTACACATGCCCTGCAGGACTGGCCACTAATGGCATTGGAAACACTCATGGCGTAAATGACCAAGTGGTGTCTTTGGAGCAAATAGCAACCGACTGGGTGAAGAACTTGCAGCAGGCTGAACAATGTATCAGTCGTGCAGAGGCAGATTCTGGTAAACAGATGTCACAAGGTCAGTTCGATGCATTCACTTCTTTTAGCTTTAACACCGGCTGTACTCGATTTATGCGAAATCGTGATGGTAGTGAAACGCAGATTTATCGCTTCATCAAACAGGGTGACTTTACGAAAGCCTGTCATGAGTTGCCAAGATGGGTTTATGGCGGTGGTGTGAAGTTGAAAGGTTTAATTGACCGTAGGGATAAAGAGCATGATCGCTGCCTTTCCATTCAAAAACATCAAATGGGTTAAGTGGCTAGTTATTGCTGCAGTGGGGGTCGCTATGGTGTCGATGTGGTTAATGTTGAAAGCAAGTAAGTCAGAGCAGGCCGCTTTAAGGGCACGTTTAGATAATGCGTTATCAACTAATCAAGTTAGCCAAGCAACCATTGAAACACTCACCCAAGAAAACAGTGATGCAAATCAGTTACTGGTAGATAGAACAAGGCTGCACAGCACTATAGAGGGAAAGCTCAATGAAGACATTGAAATGCTTCGACGTCAATTGGCCGATGATGAGTGTTATCAAGAGCCTTGGCCTAGTGATGTTGCTAACCGGTTGCGCGAACCGTACTGAGTTGATTGCAACTCAAGTCGTCGTCAAGTTACCTCCTGCTGGGCTGATTGTTCCGTGTCATAAACCAGAAATTAAAGGTACTAGCCCGTTAATAACTGCTAGTGAAGATGTACCCAAATTAAAAGCGGCCCTGAGTAAATGCGCACAGCAGGCCGAAGATTATTTGCAATGGCGTGCCAAGCACGAAGCTAAGCACACAAAAGACGAAGAGAGAAGAAAATGACTAAACCTGCTTTCACATCAAAACCTGTAGTAGTGGCTATCGGTGGTACTGATTTCGAATTCACCCCAACGGTGCAAGATGCGAACAACCATACCAATGACATGATGCCGAATAACAAAGTGGCTCCTGCATACACGTATTTGACTCGCACTGTTAAACCAGAGCAGAAAGATGCGCTGATCGAGTTACTTGATAGCGTGCCCGGTCTAACCATTGAGCTGTTCGCAACGGTGAGTAATGCCTCTAAAGGTGGCATTGAAATCTCACTAAAAAAATAACTGACAGGGCAAAGCGGATTGAAGATAACCCACTTGAACAAGCCTTTGCCCTGCGTCGTCATTTTCTACCCAATGAACCAGACGACGAACAAAGTTTAAGCCGCGCTATCTGGCTGGATAAACACCAGTTCGAACGCGAAGAAAGAGCAGTAATGAGCGCAATTAGCCGATTGTTCAACCATTAGTTTCAGTAAAGAGCAGGTAAGCATTACGCAATGAGTATGGAAAAGCTATTAATGCACGTGGCATTGGTTGACCAAGTTACCAAGCCACTGCAAGGCATTACCAAAGAAGTGCAATCTTCCATGGAAGCAGGCAAACAAGGTATGCAGAACATGGCGACAGGTGGCGCAGGTTTGGTTGCTACCGGTTTTGCTATCCAAAATGCGTTGATGCCTGCCATTGAAATGGACAGAAAACTAGGTGAGGTTAAATCACTTGGTGTCACTGATGATGCGTTAAAGCAGTTACAAGCAACGGCTTTAGATTTTGCTGCTGAGTACGGTAAATCAGCAACTGAGTTTGTTGGTGCTTCCTATGATATTCAATCCGCTATTGCGGGTTTAAGCGGTGATGAGCTTTCCCAGTTTACTAAAGCTTCGGGTGTGCTTGCTGCCGCTACTAAAGCTGACACTGCCACTATCACCAGTTACATGGGCACCATGTACGGGATATTTAAGAACCAAGCCACAGAAATGGGCAAAGGTGAATGGGTTGAACAAGTAGCAGGCATGACCGCCAGTGCCGTTCAAATGTTCAAGACAACGGGTAGTGAAATGAGTAGTGCCTTCACCAGTGTGGGTGCTAACGCTACATCGGCAGGTATTGCGATGTATGAACAAATGGCGATCTTAGGTACGTTGCAAGCAACTATGAGCGGCAGTGAAGCGGGTACCAAGTATAAAGCGTTCCTAGCTGGCGTTGCCAATGCTCAAGACAAACTTAATTTGTCTTTTACAGACAGCCAAGGGCAAATGCTGCCAATGCTGGATATTCTCGATCAGTTGAAAGGTAAGTACGGTGACACGCTCAGCGTTGCCGAATCTGCTGACTTGAAAAAAGCATTTGGTTCAGAGGAAGCGGTAAGCATGATCAAGTTGCTTATGGCTGATACTGATGGGTTAGCAGGAAGCATTGAACAACTGGGCCAAGTCCAAGGCATGTCAAAAGCCGAAGAAATGGCAAGTGCAATGACCGACCAATGGGAACGGCTCGAAGCTTCATGGTTTGCCGTTCGTGCTGCAGTTTTTGGTGCCATTCTACCGTCTATCAATGCCATTGTGGGTTCAATGGCTAATGGCTTGGTTTATATCACTGGTTGGACGGATGAATTTCCGTGGCTTGCTGAAATTCTGGGTTATGTTGCTATTGCGGGTTTATCCCTTGGTGGTGTAGTCGCAACACTCTCGCTCGCTATGGGTATTGGGCAAATGATGTCTGCAGGTTGGGCCGTCACCATGACGGGCTTGAACAGCATCATGAAACTGCTACGCATTACCACAATTGCAAGCACCGCCGCCGCTTGGTTATTCAATGCCGCTTTATGGGCGAACCCAATCACGTGGGTAGTAGCTGGTATTGCACTGCTAATTGGTGGTGTAGCCGCTGCAATCTATTGGTGGGACGACTTAACCGCAGCATTCAAAGATACGGCTTGGTTTAATGTTATTGCCGGAGCTATTGAGGGCATTGTTGACCTGCTGAACATGATCCCCGGTGTGGATATTGAACTGGGTAGCAAGGTTGATACACCAGAAGTGAGTGCAGCAGTGCAAGCCGAACGCAACGCCCCAACATCTATTCAGCCAATGGCGTTCGACGCCCCAGAAATGCCAACGGGTAACGGTGGCAGCATTGCCGAATACAAACAGCCGGGAGCAATGCCAACACTACCGCCAGGCATGGTTCAAAACGTAACGACTACCCATAAGCCACAAGGCGGCAACATGAACTCATACGGTGACGTTTACATCACTGCGCCGAATGGAATTACACCAGACCAGTTAGCCGAATGGGATGAACTCAATGCCGGATAGCCATTTATCAGAAAGCAAAAAGTACATCGACATTAAAGTGATTGACGGTGGCTGGGATATGGACGCAGGTCAACAGCCTGCTGAATGCAGCGATTTATACAGCATCGCACAAGATATTAAGCACGCCATTATGGAATCGGGTTTAGCCCGTCAATTGGTTGCTGAACGTAACCCAGCGTTACGCGCTGATGTGATGGTGCAGATTGAGCAGTTAGCCGAGCGTGATGTGAGAGTCGTTCCCGGTACCGCAACCGCAACAGAATTAGAAGCGGGTGAAATTACCTTAACCGCAACCGCTTATGAATATGGTGATCTAGAACTTTCTGTAGGAGAGAACGGGGCATGAGCAAACGACCAAACGCAGACTTTGTTGAGATTCTAAGTGAATCGGGTGTGCCTGTTACCGAAGATGAATTCGAAGCCAAGCTAAAACAAGAAGTCGCGGGAGCTGGTAGTAAGGTATCTAACGACTCTGAAATGTCACCGTTTTGGCGATGGGTTCGCGCCGCTGTAGTTACACCATGTGTGTGGCTGATCAGAACACTACTAGCAGAACACGTCATGCCAAATATGTTTGTGGCAACGGCAGAACGTTGGGCTTTAGAGCTGAAAGCTTGGGAGCATGACATCGAGCCGAAAGACGCAGAGAAAACACAAGGCAATATCACCTTAACCAAGGCGAACGCTGCTGATGCTGTCACGATAGAAGCGGGTAAAGTGGTTCAAACCCTGCCAATTGATGGTGTGGTGTATAAGGTTCGAGTGCTTGCTGAAACCGTGATTGATGCGGGTCAGCTAACAGGCAAAGCTCTGGTTGAAGCATTCGAAGTAGGCGCAGCTTTTAACTTGCCTGCAGGTTACTTCAATATCATTCCAGAAGAGATTCCGGGCATTGTTGATGCGGTTAACGAACCTGACTGGATAACCAAATTAGGCGCAGACGCTGAAAGTGAAGAAGAACTGGCACTGCGTATTCAGAACGCTTTCACCAGTTCGGGTGAATGGCACATTGATGATGTTTACCGCTCCATTATTTCCAGTGTTGCCGGGATTCGTAGCGATAACATCTATTTCAACAATACAGGTGAAGTAACACCGGGCACTGCAGAAGCATTGATCTTGATGGAAGTCGGAGCAACACCACAGCCCGTTCTTGACCAGTTAAATGACCACATTATGGCTAAAGGGCATCACGGGCATGGTGATGTGCTGACTTGTAAAGCTATTCCAGATACTGAGCACGATGTGATCGCTGATGTTGTTTTGGTGGCGAACTTAGACGAAGCAACCAAAGTTAATGAGCTGCTAGAAGTCGAAGACCGTATCAGGGCAGCATTTCGTGAGACTGCCGCTTATCCAGAAATGACCCGCGCAAAACCAGAAAGCCGCTTTAGCCTTTCTCTGCTTGGTACTGAGATTCATACCAATATGGCGCAGGTCGAGTCGGTAAAGTTCACCGTAGGCGGAAAGGTTCAAGAGGACATTATCAGCGACCTAGAGCAGCCACGTTTGAAAACGCTAACGGTAAGGTAGTAAGCCATGTCTGAACCTCAAAGCTACAACCAAGAGCAACATGCACCAGAGTTACCGGAAACGGTTATTCCATGGTGGCAAGACGGCAGCACCACATCGGAAGAAGTCAAAGAGCCGCACTTTCTATCAAAAGGCGTGTTTGCATTCTTCCAAATGGTTTGGGGTTGGTTGCTGTTCCCGCTTCGCCAAATGGATGCGCTGACATGCAGCGAAAACACCTTGGAGCTAATGGCTTGGGATAGAGACATCAAACGCTTTGAGGGTGAACCGCTTTCGCTGTTTCGTAAGCGAGTGAAATACGCTGCCGTGAATGCCAAAGACGCAGGTAGTGTTGCAGGGTTTAAGCGAATTTTTGAAAGGTTGGGCATTGGTATCGTTGCGTTTAAAGAACGTGAAGATGCAGTGCAGTGGGACGTTTGCACCATTGAACTAACAGATGGTGATATTTCCAATAATACCAAGTTGGTTCAAACACTAATTGAACAGTATGGCCGGACGTGTCGCCGCTACCGTTTTCAAGTGACGTTCCCGACAACCTTAACCGTTGCCAGTGGTGAGTTCTCACACAATTTCAGCCTGTTTTTAGCAGAGACTAAACAAGCCGTTGAAATGAATGTGAAACCACAGCCAGTTGAACATCAACAACAAGTATTCATTGCCAGCCTTTAGTTGGTAAACATTTGTATAGCCAGTTAAAGAAAACAGGGGGAGGTACCCAATGAGCCAAACGGCAATCCCGCTCGAATTTGAGCGTTACTTGCAAAATCAGATTAGTGTCGGTGATGCACCAGACATGAACGAAATGATTTTTGCGCACATTCCGGGGTTAGACCCAAGCCAACCAATTAACCGTGAAAATGGTTTGCCTGATGTTTCGCTATGGGTACATCAACAAGACATCGACCAAGTGGGTAAACTTGGTGACAACGCACTGGCGTATTCTGTTGTGATCCCCGGTACCGTTGCAGAGTTCACCTTTAACGCGATTTATCTACGTGACAAGAATGTGCCGAGTTCTTGCGGAATGGTGGTACACAAAGCCGAAGAAACCAAAGAAAACGGTATGGCTAGCACTAAGTCATTGGTGCAAGCCTATGACGGAGCCGCGCAAATTGCTGGTATTACCGTTGATGCGTCGACTTGGCAGATTGACTATCAAGCACGTTTAAAAGGCATCGAAGAAGACCACCGTTTGGCCTGCTTAGATAACTATGGTCATACCGCTTTTGTTGATGGGTTCGACGTAACCCAACAAGCTGACCCAAACAAATACAAAGTGACTCCTGGTGTTGTTTATGTCGGTGGTTTACGTGGTGTGTTAACTGGTGAAGTGTTGCAAACCATCACCACTAAACCCAACGGTTTATATGTAGATGTTGTTCGCCAAGGTACCGCGCTGTCAGTGTGGGAAAACAAAGTCACGATTGCAGTTTCTGAAACCGAGCTAACCGATTATGTGGACGGTAACGGTGATAAGCACTATGTCGCAAAACTGGCCGGAATTAATGGCGATGGTTCTGTGGTTGATTGGCGGGTTAATACTCATAACGAGAATCTGATGCAAAGCATGGTAGGCATGGTTGTCCCTTTTCATATGGAAGGTGAGAAAAAAGGCTGGCTTGATGCGAAAGGCGGTGAGTTTTCAAGAGTAGTAGATAAGGTTTTGTGGGAGTATGCGCAAGGCACTGGATTGGTGGTGTCTCAAGCAACCAAAGACGCTGACCCTATGACTCACGCCATGAAGTTTGGTGATGGTGATGGTGCAACCACGTTCACATTGCCAAATCATCATTTAGGGCATTTTGTTCGCGGTAATCCTAGTGGCATAAATCATGGTTCCACACAAGGCGATGCGATTCGAAATATTACTGGTTCGGTGGATGGTTATTTTGATTTCAAAGCAGCAAATGGAGCTTTTTCGTCGGGAAATTGGCAACTACAAATTCAAGCATTGCAATCTGGTCTTTCCGGTTATCATGCTTTTGCGTTTGATGCGTCACGAGTCGTTCCTACTGCTAATGAGAATCGCCCATACACTGCAAACCTTTCAATCAAAATTCACCGAGGTTGGATGTAATGAAATTAGCCTATCACTACGATTACAAGACCCTTATTTATCAGGGGGAGAGTAAAGTCCATAAGGTGGCTGGATATGATGAATATATCTTGCCTCAGTTTTCTACGTGGGTAGCTAACCCCACTTTTGATCAAGAAACCGAACAAGCCAAGTTTGATGTTAATAATCAGAAATGGGTTGTTGAATTAAGGCCAGTTGAAGTAACGGCTCACAATAAGCAAAATCACAAAACGAAAGTGTTTGATGATGCGTCTTTGGTCACTGATGAATACACGTTAGAAAAGCCAGTTACGCAATGGGATGAGTGGATTAATGACGCTTGGGTAACTAACGAAAGCAATAAATACATTGCTGAATATGATCAAGTAGATAGTGCACGTCGAGCAGCTTACCGTGAAGTTAGTGATCCTCTATACATGGAAGCATGGCGCAAAGAGTCGAAAGGCTTAACTGATGAGGCGGCAGCGTTCATACAGCAAGCTGATGCGGCAGTCGAGTTAATCCAATCCGAAAACCCTTGGCCGACTCCGCCAGAGCTTTACTCCGAGGTATAAGCCGTATGTGGAAACAATCCCCACTTAGTTGGCCTAGCAGTTCACAAGCAATTCAAACCAGTGCCGAGCAGGTAATAGACCTAATCGGCACAACGATGAATGATGCAGTTAGCCGCTTAACTAACCTTGAAAGTGACGCCAGTTATGGGCGTCACTCTTTAAGTGAAGAAGCGAGTGCGTTAATTGGGTTACGTGGTGATCTTGAATCTTTGTTAAGAAAAGGCACTGTACTAACCGCCACACCTTATCAGTTTCAAGTTGGTACCAAGTTGGATTCGGGTTGTTACCTGAACCCACAGGCAGCCGTCAAAGTGCTATCTGGTAAACTCCGTGATCATGCTGATAAGTACCGACCTTTACCTAAAACCAAGGGCGGCAATCTTCACTGTATCGCACTTATGGTGACAGCTTCACAATTAGCACAGTTCACTAATCAGTTGGCGGATCTTGTTTCCGTGTTTCCTTTACCAGATTGGTGTCAGGTGGGTAGGCAAACTAAGGCACTAGTGACTAATGAAACCGATAAGCTTCACCAATCTGCTGCAATCGTCCAGCCTCGCTTTAAACCTATGGCGAAACTCAATGCCAACCCATTGCATGATGCTTTGCGTTGGCAGGGTGCACAAATTGCCACACTAGAATCGTTAGCCGATGACGAGAACCATGTGATCGGTAAACTGCAGGTGCTGGCAGCAAAGAGAGCTACTAGGTTGGGTGATGTCAAAGCCCAGATAAATGCACTTAAAAACCTAAAAGGTAGTGTTTACGCTTTTTCTGTTTCTGGTAGTGCTGAAAGCATCGCAACGCAGATTAGCCAAGCAGGTGCGCCAAACAATCATCAATTCACCGTGGCGAGTCTATTGCTTAGCCATGAACCAATGACCTTTTTTGAGGAGTTGCTATGTTAGCTCTCGATGGTGTGCCGGTTAACTTAGACTCGATGAAAGTTGAAATGTCGATGGAGTTAAAAGACCAAGACATGAGCGGCCAATCATCGGGTACCGATACTGCGGAGCAAGGCGATAAAGGTAAGAAACTGACCTTTAGTGGCCGTGTCCCTTTCACACGTGTAGAAACGCTCACCCAGTTGTATTCGCTTGCATCGGACAAAGACGAAACCAATACACGCAGGGTTTATCGGATTGGTAATGATATTGCGTTAGCACTCAAGATTCGAAACGTGAAATTCACAGGCCGTATCAATGCAAGAGAGCATGAAACCTTACAGGCTTGGAATGTCTCTTTTGAGCTGAGAGAGCACAACAGTGTGGCAGAGCAAAAAGAACAACGTGCGAAAGAGCAAACCAAGCCAGAACAACGAGAAAATACACGACTAAAACAGGCTCTGAATAACGCAGAGGAAGCAACGCAATGAAGCTAGAAAAACGCCTGTTTATTAGTGGTGAAGAAGTCAAACTGGTTAGTAACATGGTGAGCTTAAAGCTATCACTAGGCAGTGTTGCGATCTTCGAAGTTGAAACCAAGGAAAAGCCAGAGCAGTTTGCGTCTGTACGTTTTGATATTGGTTATGAGAATAAAACGGCCCCATGGTTTGAGGGGTATATCGACAAAGTGCAACCTGCTGCTAATGGCTATCATAAAATTACGGTAAAAGAACTGGCTGGCATTTTGTCAAAACGTTGGGCGGTTAGCCTAGAGCACCCAACCGCAGAGCAGGTGATCGGCGTTCTTTCAGATTTGACAGGGCTTGAATTCAATCTGCCTGATGCTGACTACATCAAAACCACGATTCCAAACTTTGTTTGCCAAGGAACGGGCTATCAATGTTTAGAGCAAATCGCCAAGGCGTTTTCGATTCCAGATTGTGTTTGGTTCCAACATACTGATCAGGTCGTGTACTTCGGTTCGTATCAAGATAGCCACTTCAACGACAAACCTATGCCGATACCGGAAGAGTTCACCAGTCGCCAAAGTGGTAACAGTGTCACCTTTGTTCCGTTTCCTATGCTAAGGCCGGGCAGAGTCATGAACCACAAGCGCATCAATCGAGTTGATTTGATTCAAGACGAAATGACCGCTTATTGGAAGACTGAACAATCAGAAGTGTCACCAAAGAAACGTGAAACGCTGCAGAACTTCCCAGAGTTGGCAGCAGGTTTTCATTTGCCTATGTTTGGCCGTGTTGAGGTAGTAAGGGATACAGCAACAGCCGGGCAAGTTGCTGACCCATTCCGCCCAAGGTTTGCGGTAGATGTTCAGGTGCTTGATGAAAACTTAAACCCAGACATTAGCGTGCCTGTTTATCGTTCGATTCCATTACCTGTTCATATGAGTGGGCATGAATCTGGATTGCTGTCTTACCCTCTAGAGGGAACATTGGTTGAAATCGCTTTCGCCTATGGCCGGAATGACAGACCTATCATTCGTGGTGTTTATGGCCGTGAATATGCATTGCCGTCGATAGAGCCGGGGGAACAACTGCAGCAGCAGCGTGAAGAGGTCAGCAACCGAATTGATGCAGCAGGAAACACTACCCAGAAAACCGACCAAACGCAAAGCCAAAGAGCATTCGAAAAGCTCGACCAAGTGGAACGCTATCGTGGTGAATTTGGTCAGCACCATATTTTGGTTGATGAGCACAGCATTGAAGAAGTGATCGGCAAAAAGCTTATTGAAGCACTAGGCGCGATTAACCTAATTGCAGGTGATGACATTGTGCTAGGCAGCTTGGGCAACATGCAAACCGCGACTGCTGGCGAATTGGTGGAGACTATCGGCAAAGTTCGCCGAAGTATTGCTGCTGATCACCAGTGGCTGCAGTCACCAAAAACGTGGGTAGGCTCTAAGCAAGAGAACGTCTTGATTCTTCTGTCTGAACTTATGCAGGTAGTGAAAGAATTTGCCGACACATTAGCGACTCATACGCATAGTGGTGTAGTAGCTGGCCCGGCAACAACTAAAGCACCAGTTCAAGCGAGTGTCATTAGTGGCCATGGCTCGGATAGTTCCAACCTTAAAGGGAGACTCGACCAAATTACACAAACAAGTTAGCCCACAGAAACGCCCACAATCAACGCAGCCAAACGGCTGCGTTTCTTTATGTCTGCATCAAGGCAAAACCGGAACAACATCACTACGGGGCAAACAGCGACCACAGAGCCACGAAACACAAAGACCGGATGACAAAATCCGCACTCTCCTCACCCGCCTGCGCGGTTTTTCGATCAGTTTTTTTACAGTTTTTGAGTTATGAAAAACCATGAGGTCAGGAAGCCAAGCGGATAAGGTGCAAAGCCTTTTGCTACAAAGGGGTTTGGGGCGGGGTAAACCCTCTCAAAATGGCTTATATAGCCCTATATAGAATTTCAGTCATTTCAGTTTTTTTCAGCAAATTGAAAAATTAACGATCAGAAAAGATCTGGTGATTATTTGTAAGTTATTGATAAATAATGGTTGAGCTGTTTTTTGTCACTGTTTCGACGATCTGAAAGGGATTTTTAAAGATCTCTTTTGTGTCTTGTTAAGCTAGATAGGGCAAGGCTTGAAAGCGAATTTTAGTGGATTTGTATTTTTTCAAAACAGAACAGCCAAAAAATCAAAACTCTCGTTGTTGAATTCGAGTTTGTGGGGTGACGAAAAGCGGGTTTTCGTTTTGGAGTGCAGGGAAGAGTAACAAAGTACCGTGAAGTTGTGGTGTGGACATTTTTGGGACAAACTCAATGTGGTTGGTGTTTATCTAATTGTTTTAATTGAATTAAATATTTAGTGCTCAATAAGACCACATCTTGAACCACCCAAATCGTTAGTTATTTAGTTATTAGCAAACGATCCAGACAAAAAAAGGCTCACAATTCTGTGAGCCTTTGTCGTATTTAGGAGGGTCCAAATCAATGGACTGCGTCATGGCTAATGTCAAGCAAGCGGTAAGTCTGCAACCACCTGGTTGAACGTGATACGAGCACTCTGAGCTTGCTCAGATAACTCGATCTTTTTCGCTTGTGCGGCACTAAGATTGCTCTCGGCCTGCTCAAGTGCTTGTTGTAGGTTCTCTGGTAACTCGTGAGTTTCCATTTGCGAACCTTGTTCTAGCACATAAGCGCGAATTTCTTTCTTCACTGCTGCTAGTTCTGTGTAAGCAACACGCTCAAGTTCCGCAGCTTCTTGCGCAGCATCTCTCTCTTTCTCAAATTGAGCCAGTGCCATACCTTCTGCAGACCATGGGTCCATGTCTGGTAGTTCTTCGATATTGATCGTTGGTTCGATGTATGCATCTTGATGGCGTAAATCGAGGCTAGTCGCACGAACCGCTGAAATCATCAACATTACAGAGATAGCAAGTAGTGGTAAGCCACCAACAATCGCTGCTGTTTGTAGCGTGCTTAGACCGCCCAAGAACATCAGAATCGTTGGCAAGAACGACAGAGTGAATGCCCAGAACATACGGTTCCAACGCATTGGCTCTTCAGTCACATTGTTTTGTACAACAGACGCAAGGATGTATGAGATAGAGTCAAACGTCGTTGCTGTAAAGATAATACAAAGCAAAGTGAATACTGCGATAACTAACGTGCTCATTGGCAACTGCGCTAGCATCGAGAAGATTGCTTTAGTTGCACCTTCTGCATTCAGGATAGCAACTACATCTAGCTCACCAGAAAGCTGTAGTGATAAGCCGTAGTTACCTAGAATCATGAAGAACAAAAAGCAACCTAGTGAACCGAAGAAGATAGAACCTGACACCATTTGCTTGATGGTTCTGCCACGAGAAATACGCGCAACAAACAGACCCATACTTGGCGCAAATACTAGCCACCATGCCCAGTAGAAAATCGTCCAGTCTTGTGGGAAATGAGTGTTTTCGAACGTACCGTAACCACCAAATGGTTCAGCCCACGTTGCCATCACGAAGAAGTTAGACAGTAAGCGACCAATTGAGTCTAAACCTGTTTCTAGCATGAAGATTGTTGGGCCAGCAATCAGAACGAAAGCCAACAGCCCCATCGCACCCCAGAAGTTGATATTACTTAGGATCTTAATGCCTTTTTCCAAACCAGCATAAGAAGAGTAAGCAAAAATCGCAGTACACACTAAAAGCACCATCACTTGCGTTAGGTTATTTTTAGGCAGACCAAATAGGTGATTTAGACCTTCAGTGATTAGAGGTGCAGCTAAACCGAGGGTTGTTGCAGCGCCACCTAGTAGACCGAAAATGAAAAGGATATCGACGATTTTCCCCGGTACGCCTTTGCTGCGGTGTTCACCAAGAACTGGCATCAACGCGCTAGAAATTTTTAGAACTGGCTGTTTACGTACATAAAAGAAGTAAGCGATAGGAATTGCAGGAATCAAGTAGATAGACCAAGCGATTGGTCCCCAGTGGAACAAACCGTAAGTTGCTGCCCAACGAACAGCTTCTTCACTGCCTGGTTCTAGTTGGAAAGGCGGTGATTGGTAGTAGTAAGCCCACTCAATACAGCCCCAGTAAAGGATACTTGCACCGATACCGCCACAAAATAGCATTGCAGCCCATGATGCTGTTTTGAATTCAGGCTCTTCATCTGCTTCGCCCAGTTTAATCTGTCCCATGTCACTGAACACAACGTAAACCATAAATGCACAGGCAGCGAGCCCTAGAGCAAGATATAAAAATCCAAGTTGATCCGTCATGAATGTTTTCGCAATCGCAATCCAGTCTGCACCCTGAGCAGGGAACAAAATTAGCGGGAAAACTATCGTGAGTAGGAGTGCAATAGCACCAAAGAAGGTTGGCTTGTCAATAAGCTCAAAAGTGTTTTTCAC